AATAGAAGTTAGAAAGTGTAGGGTTTGTCAAAAAGTTAAACCCTTAACATCTAAATATTTTAATAACAGGCATGAGATTCAATCAGCTCCACCTTTTCGGTGGGACTGCAAAGTTTGTTACAACGTTTATAAAAGAAATCACAAGGGATATTTTGAAAGAAAAATGTTGCAGCACGCAAGGAAAAGATCAAAGTTAAGTGGAAGAGAATTCAACATTAGTATTGAAGACATCAACATTCCAGAGCATTGCCCCGTCTTGGGGATTAAGCTCGAGCATGGTTGGGACAACAATGAAAGCTCTCCTACTCTTGAGCGAATAGACAACAATCAAGGTTATTTGCAAGACAACGTAATGGTTGTATCAGCTCTAGCAAATAGAATAAAGAACTCTGCTACCTATCAGCAGATATTAACCGTTGGATGGTTTTATAAAAAGCTTTACCAACAACAAGTGAGATTAACAATTAAAACTAGGTTTAAGAACCTAACAACAAAAGGAAAAAAAGATGCCCCCAATTAAACTAAAGAAATCAGTCAGCACCTATAGCAAATCTACAGGTAAAAAAACAATAGAACATTCTTATATAAAGAATGCTTCCGATAAAGAGCTTGAAGAAATGAAGGCTAACGATTATACCAAGCCAAAAGTTAAGCAGAAGATTAGCAACGAAATGTTTAAAAGAATGGATAAGTTTTTAAAAACTGGACAGTTATCAAAGGTTATTAAAAAAGCTTTAAAAGAAAAAAAGAGTTAAATGCCGTTAAGAGATTACCAACAAGAAGCTTTAGACGCTTTAGAGAATTATATTGCGATTGAAGATGGCAATCCCCTGGTGGTTATGCCTACAGGTTCGGGTAAATCTCATGTGATTGCAGACTTTGTTCTGCATATGAATGAGCAAAAGAAACAGAAGACTTTAATTGTTTCGCATGTAAAGGAAATCTTGTTTCAAAATTATGAAAAGCTGCAAGATGCTTGGCCGTATGGCGATATAGGGTTGTATGGTAATAGCTTAAAAAGCAGGGATACAGACAACGATATTATCTATGCTCAGCTCCAATCAGTTTGGAACAAGGTGGATGAGTTACCTTTGTTCGATCTCCTTACAATCGATGAGGCCCATCTTGTTCCAAAGGACGGCGAGGGAATGTATCGCTCTCTTGTTGTTGCTTTAAAAGAACGCAATCCAAATCTAAAAGTAATTGGCTTTACTGCAACCCCTTATCGCTTGAACTCTGGAATGTTAACAGAGGGAGAGGGATCTATTTTTGATGATGTTGCAGTAGATTTTGGAAGTGGAGATAACTTTATTCGTTTGATTGATGATGGTTATTTGTCTCCTTTAGTAACTAAATGTATGGATACTGAATATCAGCTTGAAGACGTTGGTTTAAGGGGTGGAGAGTTTATTCAAACAGACCTGCAGGCCAAGATGAACGATAGCGGCAGGACCAACAAAGCCATGCAAGAGGTACTGACCAAAGGCGCCAATAGAAAACAATGGCTAATCTTTTGCGCGGGAATCAATCATGCAAGAATGGTCAGCGACATTCTAAATTCAAACCATATTACTTCTAGGGTAGTAACGGGAGATACTCATCAAAACGAAAGAGATGAATTAATACTGGACTATAAAAACGGCAAGATAAAAGCCTTGGTTAATTGTGATGTTTTAACAACAGGTTTTGATGCGCCCAATACAGATATGATTGTGATGCTTAGACCAACTCATTCTCCAGGTCTGTATGTTCAGATGATGGGGAGAGGTATGCGTATAGCAGAAGGCAAGAAAGATTGTTTGATCCTAGACTTTGCTAAAAATATTGAACGCCATGGTCCTATCAATCAAATAGCACCCAATCAAAAGGGTAAGCGCAAGAAGACAGGAGAAGCCTTAGTTAAGAGCTGTCCAGAATGTAAGTCTTACGTACCCAAGGCTTCAACCATTTGCTCAGATTGTGGGTATGTTTACCCTATGCGCAAGTTGGAACTTGATTTAGTTTCATCTCAATTAGATATTATTGCAAAGACAGCCAGGAAAGAAAGATACGATACCAAGGTTCTCAGCATGTGGTTTGGTCATCATCAGAAAGCAGGAAAGCCAACGCCCGTACTCAAAGTCAGCTATAAAACCCCTAACAAAATTATTAGCGAGTACGTATGTTTTGAACATTCAGGCTATGCAAGAGATAAAGCTGTGGTTTGGTGGAACAAGATGATTAGTGGCGAAAGCCTAAGAAAGTCTCCGCCCAAAACAGTAGATGAAGCCATGTTTAGGCAGTTAGAAGTCAATCAGCCAGATTTAATCAAGGTAGATTATTCTGGAAAGTTTCCAAATATTGTTAATCATATTTATGCAGATAGGTAAGCCAACTCGTTGCTATCCATTTAAAAAAGAAACAGGTGATTTTGTGTTTATCCCTTATGACTATACAGAGGCGGAACTAAAGTTTTATGGTTCTAGGGATGAATTAATAGAGGTTGAAGATTATTGGGATTCAATTGGGAATCCTAAATACGATAGAGATTTGTCTTTTAAAGACAATATGTATATTGTATACAACAAGTTGCGGTATTGGCCTTCGCCAATGCTTAATAATAAAGTCGTGCAAACGATGATTTTGGAGTATGAAAATGATAATAAAAGAACTAGAAGAATTTAAGTCTGAGCAAAAAGGTAATACCTTGGTGTTTTCGGATATACCTAACCCTGTCTACCATTCAGGTGTTGGGATAAGCAGCAGTAAGATTAGGGCCTTTGGCAAGTCTCAACTGCATGCAATCGAAAGGGTCCAGGAAACAACCCCTGCAATGAACTTCGGTACAGCCGCTCACGCTTTGCTGGTAGAGGGAGAAAAAGAATTTAATGATACGGTAGCTGTTGTTATGGGATCTCCTTATACCAACGCTAACAAAGAGCTCAAGAAAGAATATGAGGAAAGAGGCTTAACGGTTATTAAAGAGCATGAGATGAATGCCATCAAAGGTATGAAAGAACATATGATTGAGGAAGGCAACATCTACCTGAACGCCGAAGGCAAAGTAGCAGAAGCTAGTTTCTATTGGTATGAAGGGGAGATTCTTTGTAAGTGCAGGCCAGATGTTATTTGTCCTCCTGTTCAAAGCCCTTACCCAGATAATGCTATTTGTGTTGTTGACTATAAAACTACTCAATCTTGTGATCCAGTAGAGTTTGCTTACTCTGTTAAAAAGTATGGCTATGACATGCAAGCAGCTTGGTACAGAAGAGGGATGGAAGCGGCAGGATTTAAACTTGATGAGTTTGTGTTTGTTGCGCAAGAGAAAGTCTACCCATACGCATCCAAGGTTTTTATTATCTCAGAAGAGCAAATGAATCTTGGTTGGGAGAAAATGGAAGGCTTTTTAGAACTGTACAAGAATCATTCAGAAGGCGGCCATTTATCTGTTTATAACTCACCCAATATTGTTACTTTGTCTTTGTAAAGATGGACTACAAGTTTGAAGAAGATGTAACGCTTTCTAATCTAAAGGATTATATAGACAGCACTTACGACCAACACTATGCCAGCGGAAAATACCAGGCGACTGATATGATTGTTGACGCTGGCTTCGGTGAAGGTTTTTGTATTGGCAATATAATGAAATACGCCATGCGTTACGGCAAAAAAGACGACAAAAATAAAGAGCTTCTTAAAATCATTCATTACGCAATGATTGCTTTATACATCAACGACCAGTAATCCATGCTAGGATTATTGGTATGCTTTCTTATGAAATCCCCCAATACCTCTGTGTTTACGAAGTAGACAACGACATCCATTTAATGGTGTTACGAGCTCGGAACGCCGATACTGCGGAGCTGTTTGTTTTGCTTCAATCAATACAGGAAAGCTCTAGCTTTGTCGCTGGAAAAATTTTGGATGTTAGCGAGATAGATCCTACTCATTATATAAGTCTGACCATTCACTAGAAAGGCTAGGTAGGTATCTAATATCTAAGGGGAAAGATAATACCTTTTGGGCGCCCTAGCAAGCCCTATAAATTACAAGCTTGGTTTAGCTGGAGCAGCAGAAGATGTATCTTCTTTTACCCAAGCTGGCGCATCACTTGATTGTTGTGGAGACATTTTCTCCAGAGGTTTAAAGCCCTTGATGTTATTTTTATCATCAGGGTAGTCTGCGTTAGTGCTTTTCTCTATCCCAAAAGAACACATCACTTTATTGCCAACTAGCTCACCTGCGTTAGCGGGTGGGTTGTCTTTTCTACCAACGGCTTTTACCAAACTAGAAAATTTTCTAGAGGCTATCTCTCTAACCATTTCTTGTTTCTCTGAGTCAGAGTTGGTATACCAAAGATTAAGATTGTCTCTTGCGATCCAACCTTTATACTTCTCACCACATACTTTAACTTCTAACTTGAGATATTCGTTGCCCGCTGCGGAAGTTGTCTTCTCGCATGTGCTAATCTCTGTTAAATAGTCCCCTTCTGGAATAGTGGATTCACCACTATTATTTGATTCAAAATCAAACTTGACGTCTGCAAAATCGCTCATTATTTTTCTCCTTTTGTAAATCCAAGTTTATTAATAATATATGTTAAGTTAGGCTCTTCAAAAGAATCCAACTTACCACTCCTGTCCTTAGCAATATAATTATCGCCAAGAATTGTTTGCAACCAACGATTGGTTACTTTCTTCCCTTCTTCATTTTCTTCAGTGAAAGTCCTAAGACATAACACTTCATCAAAGAAGTAAGGAATTTGTTGCGGTAGTTTTGCACCAACCATCATTGGTTGATAATGGAACATACCTGTTGATTCGTCACGTAGCTTATCTTCCTTTGCAACAAAGATAACGTGCATTTTAAGGTCTCTAAACCTACGCATGGTTCTAGTCATTACCGTAATGACCTCGCCATATGCTTGCCTAGGATCTTTAGACCTTGCTTTTTCCTGTGCTAATAAAAGCTCAGACATTTCGGTAACACTATCTAAACAGATAGTATCGTAATCGAGTTTGCCATTCTCTAACATATCTGCGATTTCCTCAATCTCATATGCTTCTTTAACTTCAATAGCGGTTACGTTGATCGCGTCTTTAATAGACAACAGCCCAGCTTCCATACTAATGATTAAAGTTTTTCCAG